AACTCCTCTTCCTGTAAATTCTTGTTCTCCAGGGAAACCTAATTTTCTAGGTGCTGCCCCTGTTGCTATTACAACACTTAGTGCTGAGTATTCAGCATCTTTAGTTTTGATATCAACAAGAGAGTTGTTGAACCATTTACGTCCTAACCGCTCTAGGATTAATGATTTACCAAGACCTTGAGAGCCATATAACACAATTGCTGTATCGAACTTAACGCCAGGATCCATAACACGGGCTACCGCACCACACATCCATTTACGAGTAACGGCCCGAATGTATTCGGTATCCTCGGCACCGATATAATCGATGAAAAGAGTATCTAGTCTACATTCACCGTCCCAAGTTAGCCCCTTTAGATACTCACGCACAGGATGAAATTTATTATCTTGCGTTACTTCCTGGAGCGCATCATCGATAATGCCCTTACCCTTGATAAGGTATTTTGTAGCGAAGTAGTTACGTAGACACGCATCGTCGGTATCTGTCCAGTACGGAGTTTCGTCCTTACCACGCCACGGTAAATCGTCAGTAACAACTAAACGGTGCGCGAATTCATCAAGACGAATTTTACCTTTTAATGTAGGGTCATGTTTTAGTACTGCTAAACAGTTGAATACATCAGACTCAGGATTACCTTTACGGTCACGTTTAAGTTTTGCACTCAAGCCCTCGTCATCGTCTGTGATATCCTCGAAATCCATCTCCGCCATGCGTTCCTTGTCGAGCAGGATTGGTGCTGCGCCGTCTTCGTTGACGAAGTCTATCATGGCTTTGTAGCTTGGTAATTTAGTAACTACAGTTGCAGGGTCTTCGCCAATATCTTTGACCCCAAATAAGTGGATTCGTACTAGATCAAACGCATTAACGAGCTTACCGCTGATAGGGTCAGTCGCATGGTTCGAGTAAGCGAAGGTGTCGTTATCGTAAATCACTAAACCGCCGACTGAGCTACCTTCTGTATATGTGTAACGGCCCTCAACTTGTGTTGGCTCATACACACCAGGAAGGAACTTTTCTAGCGCTTCCGTGATACTGTAGCACCTACAAAAAGCGCCAAGTAAACCCTTTTTCTCTAGCGGGTTACCTTGCTTCTTGGCCGCATCAAGACGAATTTGTGATTCCTTTTCGGACGTTGGCCAAAGACTCGTATCACGCCAGTCGCGATATGTGCTTAGACATTGATCAACAGATACTAGGTTGCCTTCGCCTCGTTGATATACATACTCCACATCCTTAGGATGGCTTGGCCAATACATAAGCCGTTCAGCCTGGTGCGTGGATGGGTCAAAAGACTCAATCCCAATATTATCAGCAAGCCGTCTTGAGACTGCCTGGTACTCATCAGGCTGCATCGCCCTATCCACAGGGATGATTACGCGATATCGTGGATTAGCATCCGTGTGACTATGTGTACTGTAGAGTACATATTCCATACCGCCTAATTCCATGTCGAGGTCTAATAGAAAGTCCTCACTAGGATTATCCGCATCAAGAGTAATCAAGTACCGCTCTTTAACAGAGCCTCTAACCCGTCTACCATTTTTAGGAATATAGCCGCCGACGAATCCGCCGACGTCTTTCTTTTGGCCTTGATCAGCTTTAGACATCTTGGCGTATTCAGCAGCCGTTTCATTCGTTACAGTAGGCTCAGCCAATTTGTTGGCCAAAGCACTCCAAGTCATTTTGTCAGACTTCCAGCTACGGGCGGAGCGACTTTTGCCCGTAGCTATGATGATATTTGTATCCATATTACATCGCTCCTCCCTTCGCAAAGTGGATGTCCCCTAAATATTTAGGTACTTGTAATCTATGCTTTTTGACCCATTGGCATACAGCATAATTAATGTTGTGATTATCTCGTACACCTCTGTTATTTTTTAGCTTAGCCTGGTGTATTACTGTAAATGCTTCAGAGGTATCTGTAGGATTTACCTCTATACACGCTACTGGACGACTGTTTTCAAACACACCAACAATAGCACATTTTTGCTCTTTAACTTTCTCTACATAGGTACCTACACAGTTATTGAGTTGAACGCCTAGTCGAATTATGTCGTGTGTTGTTTTAATCACAGTAAAATCTAGACCATCAACGGAGTCTATTAACTTGCTATGGAGCATGCTGCGTTGAACTGGAACATTTTCTGCTTTTTCAAATTCGGATATACACACAATCTCGTCATGCAGATCCTTAATTTGAATACGTCTAGCCCAAATCTCCTTTTTCCTAGCTCTTGATAATCGGTTATACATATCCGCAGTATCTTTTACTTCCGAATAGGAGTCAGCATTTTTTAAGAATAATAGAACTCGACGTTCGCCATATTGGTGACGCATAAGCTTAAGAAAATCAGTAACAGTAAGCAAAGCTTGCCCGTCATTCCATATTGGCCAGGATTGGATATACCCAGTTTTTCCGCCTTCCTCTGCCACAAGGTCCGTGAATGCTTTCTGATAATCCATGCTTTTGAATACCTTGCTAGCAGTTTGGATCACCTTGATATAGAAGAAAGGACGGATAGTTAGTAATTTTCGAACCCAGCGCTTATCCGGTACTTTATAAAGCTGTATAAGTGCTTTGATAAACGGTACGCCAGTACTAGTTAACTCAGTAATAGCAGAAGTACTTGTTAAATTAGACCCGAAAGGTCTGAAGTAGCTATCGTGGTCTCTAACTAACTTGTCATTTAATGCAGGCGCATCCGGCGCGTGCATCTTCCACACTAGATTATGGAGTAAGTTATCGAGCGCGCCGTATTTAGATGATAGTAGTACACCTTGTCTGATTGGTTTAACTTGATACCCAACTCGTTTTGATAACTTAGCGAAGTAAGCTTGTTTTAGCACTTTAGCAAAATTTTGTAGCTCATTTTTATATTGCGATAACCGACAATTAGGAGTTGCTACTAGCCAATATAGAGGCAATGATTTAGAGTAGAAGATAGATATATTAGGTTCAATTTCCGATACTATATCAGCGCGAGTACGTTTCTTTTGAACTAAAAATACCTTTCCTTGCCTAAAATCAAAGCGTAATATATCGATAAGATGAGGCTTGTATCCAGGGTAGATAGATTGTGTATCGTTATCGACATATACTGTGTGATAGTCAAATTTAACATCAAGGATTGTCCCCCGATCAATAACCGATAGTTCTATATCTAAAGGAACATTATCGTTACCGGAGGCATCGGCTACACAATCACCATCGATGCCTCTAGTACGGATTAACTCTCCACATTGTGGGCAATAGAACTCAGTTGATATATAAGGGTCTACTATTTTGCCCATCCCAGAAGATACTGATGGCCACAAGCAGGCAAATGATTGGCCGCAATCCACGTGGTAGTGTATAGCAGGTGCCCAAGTGTTCACTTGTTTGCGCCGCACTAGGTCGTACAGCTGTTGTACTTGTAGATTGAATAAGACCTTCATAAGGCGCTATCCTTTCTCTTATAACAAATCGTCTAAATCATCTTCTTCAGGAGTTTCTTCAACTACCGGAGCTTCAACTACAGGTTCTTCTTTCTTTTTAGTAGTACGTTTACGTTTAGGTTTCTCCTCAGTAGTAGCCGTAGCTTCTACTGGTTCTTCCACCTTAGGAGCTTCTGCTTTCTTGCCATTTAATATCTTAAGCGCGAGGTCGCAAGCAGCAATACATCCTTCGCAGTATGCCATAGCTGTATCTTTACGCTCACTAGCTGGCGCGTCTTTTACAAGTTCATATAAAGCGTCGATCGCTTCGCGTTGTTGTTGAATTTGTTGTTTTGAAAGTGTCATAAGAATTATCCTCCTAATCCTTCATATAGTAAGGGTTTTCAAACCCTGCTGCATTTAATATGAGCCCTTCATTCCAGGGTTCAGGTTCACACATAATATCTATAACTTCTTCTAAACTGCCTTCGCCTATTGGCGCTTCGATAACCACTTCGTCGTGGATGTGGGCTACAATTTTGTAACCAGCTTTAGAAAGTCTTAGCATTGATGCAGCCAAGCAATCTCTTGCAACAGCTTGCACAATGTTTTCGACGAGCTTTCCGCCGTAGGTCTCAACTCTGCCCCATGTATTCTTAACCTGATCCATGCCGTCATACTCAATCGATTCACTACCGAACCTGTTGAGCCCAGGTCTAGGTCTTGCATAGGCAAGTCTCCGACCGGACGGTAATTCGATGAACAGGAAGCCTTTCGATTTAAAGAATTTAATATTGCCTTGTCTAATTCGTACGGGTTCTCCTGTTTTCACTACTTGCTTTGCTGCGCTGTCTGCATCTTTCCAAAATCTCGTAATTCGTGGGCTTGCTTGTCGCCAAGCTTCGACGATACCAGGCAGTTCCTTCTCGGGGATTTCACCTTTTGTGTCCATCGCTTTCATAGCTCCTACACCGCCACCATAACCGAGCGCTAATTCAGCTACCTTACCCTTTTGCCGTAGGTGCCCATTAACGCCGTGCTTCTCAACAGGTACGTGGAACATGCTAGATGCTGATGCACAGTAGATGTCACCACCTTGTGCAAATACATCTTGGCGCCACTGCTCGTGAGCTAGCCAGGCGATAACACGTGCTTCAATAGCGCTAAAGTCAGCTACAATAAATCGGTGTCCCTCTTCTGCTACAAGAGCCGTGCGGATAAGTTGCTTAATCACATCACCAGGGTTTCCATATAGTAGGTCTAGCATTTCTACATCTCTACTTTTAAGGACTTCCCGAGCTGTGTCTAGGTCTTCTAAATAGTTACGTGGTAGGTTCTGCAGTTGCACTACACGGCCCGCCCATCGTCCGCTTCTCATAGCGCCGTAGAACTGAAGCATGCCGTGGATGCGACCATCTGAACATACAGCGCTTTTCATGGCCAAGTATTTTTTGATGGAGGAGTTACCGAGCACCTGTCTATTTTGCAGTACCTTGCGAACATCAGAGGGGATATCCTGTGCTAAGAGGTTTGATACATCGTCTTTTCGCATCGTTTCTAGATCATATCCTAGTCTTGCCGTTAACCACTCTTTAAGTTGCATGGTACTGTTCGGATTCTCTAATCCTGTTAATATCTTGGATGACTCGGTAGCTTCTTCCACAATTTCGTCGTTGCAGGCAAGCGCCGCATCGACGAGTTCCATATCTACTTTCACCCCTCGCCAGTTGATATCTTGGTCGAGTAACCAGTACTCGTGCTCGATAGCCGGTGGCTTCAGCGAAAGTAAGCGCTTACGAATTGCCTTCTCTACTACCACGTCTTGTCGGTTATACTCAATGTATTCCGCCCATTTCTCAGGCGCATCCTCTGGCATATTTCGTGTCTTAGGATTCGTCTTAGTTGGTTTTCGTGGTACAGAGAAGAACTGGATAAGGCGTTTACCTCTTGAGTCCTTGGCTTCTCCTAATTTCAAAGCCTTTGACACATTGTCGAGACTTGCAGGTAAGCTACAGTACAAAGCTAGTACAGAGGTACATTCCCAGTTCGTGTAATCTGCATCAGGGTAATACTTTTTAAGACAAAGCATTTCGAATGCTGCGTTGAATGCGGTCTTTGTAATTTCCTTGTTATATAAGGCATCCACTACCCTTTCAGGTAGTGGATCCTTTGTCATATCAATTACTTCGACCGGTTCGTCATCGAAGCTGTAGGCAAAGAGCAGTATTTCAAATGTTGTATCATCAACGTATCGCTGCGCCCCATATTTAATAGGGCAGTCAGAATACGTTTCCACATCAATACTGAGCTCCATATATGCCTCCTTAGATTAAATCGTCATCGTCTAGGTCGCCTAAATCGTCGTCACCAAAGTCGCTAGCAGATACGTGAACACCACCGAGGCGGTCACCATCTTTAACTTTCCGAACACCATTTAGGCCAAAGCCTACGCCTTTCTTACCATTGAAGTTGTAAGCGAATACAGAAAGTGCTACCTGCGCATATACACCGGAGTAGATTTCTTCTTCAATGTCGAATTGGTCCATCTTGATTTTGTCACGAGTGAATACGATAGGTTGTTTATCACTGTTTGCATTGATGAAGAACTTACCTGCATATGTTTCAGGTTGGTCAGCTACTGCTTCATCAGTATCACCATCGCGTAAGTTCAATTTAAGGTATGCTGCTTTACCTTCTACCTTAGCTACTGCTTTTGGATCAGCCTTAAGTTCTTCAATCGCACGTTCAAATGCTTTGATTGTTTTCTTATCTGTTTTGTCGATAATGATTTGGGAACTATATTTTGCTTTGCCGTCGTCGTTTTTACGAGGTTGTGCAATATTCGCATAAGAAAGTCTTACTACTCCAGTTGTTAATTTAGCCATTGTTACGGTCTCCTTCTTTAAATGAATTATTTGTTAGCTTCTACTTCAGTCATTAATTTGTTTACGAGTGCTTCAAGTTTACTGATGCGGCTTTGTGCATCTTTGGCTTCTGCTACATAGTCAGAACCTTTACCAGTTTTGAATGCTACGTTTACGGTGTATTGGTTCTCACCGCCTAAAGTAGCCCCAAAGCCAAGCATGATACGTTCATTAGGTCTAGCGAATACGCCGAGCGCTACTGCATT